AAGGGCTGCAAAACCATTAGCTACCAAGTCTTCTGCCCAAGCAAAAGGCATGAACGCAAGGACAAGTGGCACCGAGAATAGAAGTGTAATCCATTCATCTTTCCAAGAGTTCTCTGTAGCTTTTATGGCTGCTAAGTCCCAATCAATCTCCCCAGTTAATTGCTTCTTTTTAATCTCTGCCTCCGTTAGCTTGATCTGTGTTTTACCATCTATAATGCTGGTAGCCAAGCCTGACAGACTGTTAATTATCGCCCCTATCATTGATACTTCTCCTTGTATGCCTCTTCAAAGCCCTCTTCGTGTACACAGTTCTCATGATTGCCCCAGAGCCTCTTAAAGTAGCTGTCGTGTACATCTATGTAGTCTTGTTCACTGTACCCATCCGGGGCTAGTTGTCCCTTAACAATCCACATAAATCTGTTTACTTCTTTGTGTATAGGGCTATCACTTCTCATGTGACAACCATACGGAGAATGCTCCCGTGATTGCGCCTGTTACAGTTGCAGTTAGTGCAGTGGCCTGTGAAGTCATGGCATCAGGTGGTAAATTCATAAACCAGAACAACACTTCCATATACATGTAGGTCATAGCTAACATCATAATCCTAGGAAGTATCTTCCAAGCAAGTACTCTTTCCATTGCTACAGTCATTCAAAATCCTCCTTTAATCCATCCAGTATTTCTTTAGCTGATGGTCTGCGTTTCTTAAACTTATAGACACACTCAAAACTCTTTGGGCATTGTCTGAAAGCGGATCCGTATTCATACTTGGGTATTAAGGGTGTAGGGAAGTATGTAGCAGATGAGCCATTAGGACCACGATACCAACACTGTTGCACCCCCATAATGGAAATATACTTCCACAAGTGACAAGTAACCATCTTAGGTTCTTTAGCCTGTACCCCCCCTACAGTGAAAATTAAGAGGGCCACCCCCACAGTGGAAATTAAGAGGGCCACCAATAATATTTTTACCACGTACCAGTACCTACACCAATTAAATATACACCACCAAAGACAACAAGCAATATACCTACAGACAAGGCAAACATGCCTAAGTTATTAATCATCTCTTTTTTGGCTTCCATAGCCTTGTAGACAGTCTCTTCTCTTTCCTTGCGAATTTGCCTTCTTAACTTAATCATCTCTTCCCAAGTATTAGGACCAAATCGCATGTTCAATAGAAACATTAGCTCCTTCTGTTGAGCCGCCAGTTTCTTCTTATGTACTATTATATCGAAGGCTTCTTTTTCTATACTATCGCCAGATGTTAGCTTCTGTACAGTAGAAGGGTTTTTTCTTTGTTGTTCAGCTTTAGCAAGATCAGAGGCGGCACCAAACCATTCCCCTAGCTGCCCCATAACGTCCTCTATCTCTCTGCCATGTTGTACCAATTTCTTAGTCATAGTGAAGGCAGCAGTACAGGCTGATATAGCCGTTATGGGGTCTAGCATTAGTCTTTCTCCATGACCTCAAGCATCCTTTCAAGGGACTCTTTAATTCCCTTTATGTTCTCTTCGATCTTGCCTAGTTGCACAGCTTGCATATTAGACGATGCTTCAACAGCTTTTACATCACCACTTATTCTAACTATAGAGGCGTAGTTAGCATCTACGTCTGCCCTCATTTGAGAAATACTCCAAACTATCATTGCCGCTTGAAGCACTAAGGCAAACAGTAGAGTTGCCGATATATTTTTACCCATTACAAAGCAGTCTTCCTCGCCCCTAGTCACAGGGGTAGGCTTTCCAATCTAGCTGAAAGTGTGGCCCATCAGGGAACTTCTTCCAATCACCACCCCATACAATCTTAATGTCTAGTTCCTTTGCAGCAGCCTTCATTGCATCACCGATAGGATAAAACTCATCCCACTCCCACGACACAGGATAAGGGACAACATCAACTGCATGACCCGTCAGGTGACGAGACTTGAGTGTAGTTGACTTACCAGTTCTCTTAAGCATACGCTGACGTTCAATGTTACGAACACCCTCAGTTACACTAAAGTCCTTCTCACTAATCTCTAATGCTCTTTTAACAACAGCAACCATATCGGGATGTACCCCAGACAAGTTCTGCTTACTTCGTAGTCCTAGTGTGTATCCCATTGGTTGCTCCTTAAGATGGTTTAGTGGGCCATGTTATTGTGTTGGGGAATCCAGCTTGTTGTGGTACATCTAAAAGTTCTAGACGATAAGTTGTCCACACGGCTTGTTCTTCAGTTGTCAAACAATTCCAACGTAAAACGTTCCCAGCTATAACGTCTACCGTTGATCGTAGTTCCTCATTACGTTCATCACGAATACCATTGGCTACCTCTTCTTCACTGACAACTCGGTTATCAGGAATAGTAGTCTCAACGTTAGTTTGAATGTTTATTTGTCTAATAGTCATATCTATTTCCTACTCATACGAAAGACTAACTTCGCCTTGGTTAAAGCTTCCAGATGTTGCTCGAGTGAGGCGAAGTTGCGTAAGCTCGCCAGTAAGTGTCTTGTGACCACCGCCGAATGCACCAGTGCCAGATGCGTCTCTGGTTGTGCTATGTGTTGAAGCCCACTGATTTCCAGTTACTCTAGTCAATATCATTATTCCACTGGTAAAGTTACTGGTTACAGTCCTAATAATAGGGAAACCATCTGTGTTATATTGACCACCCCCTGTATGTGCAGACGAAGCAATGTATCCTGATGCTTCAATCCCACCACTATCGCCTAATTGCACTAAAAGGCGTTTGTTTTCGTCCATACTAACATTATATAAATTTAGCGTTACTCTATTGACTCCAGAGGGAATGCCCGTAAAGTCAATGGCTGTGCCACTTGTAGCTACAGATGCTACAAGAGTAAAGGTTGAACCGCCAGAAGCATCAGCCCAAGATATATCAGTACCATCTGATGTAAGAACCGTCGATGCACCTCCAGCAGCTAGTCTTGCAGTCTCCCCAGAGGCATTACCATAAAGGATAGAACCCCTAGTAATAGCATCAAGTTGATTGAGTTCCGAGGCAGCAGCAGTCATACTGGCATCTAGGGTAATAACATCTACCCAACCGTCATTAGCCTCATTTCTAATCTTAAGAATGTTAGTGTCTGTTTCATACCACCACTGGTTAGCATAGGTAGTAGAAGGTTCCGTGTCACCAGAGGAATTAGAAACAACAGCTAAGATAGCAGCGTTTATATCTGTCCTAGTAGCAGGAAAAGTCTGGTTATCAATGTTAAAGTCGTGTTGGCTCATGTTATGTGTCCTACTCTGGCTTTACAGGCCAAGTGATTGTAATACTCATTCGGAAATCTTTACCCACAACGTGGCTCTATCAAGATTATCCATATAGCCCATGCATTGCCATGTGCCAGATGGTTGAACCGATGTCGTTTCCGAAGCAGAACGGTTGGTGTAGTACAGGCCAGAGCCTGCCCGTTCATCCCCAGGGTTTGCGGTAAAAGTGCCCGAACCTGTCCCAGCCTGCAAAAAGGCATAGGTGCCAACAGCGTTTAAAGTTGTTGGGACTGTCGCCGCCGCCGCCGCCTGCCAAGATATATCTGTACCATCTGATGTGAGAACTGTATCGGCTGCACCGTTAGCTAACCGATCAGTTGCACCGCTTGCATTGCCATATAGAATAGACCCCCTAGTAATAGCAGCTAGTTGATTGAGTTCTGTCCCTGTAGCGGTTAGTGCTGTAGCACCAAGGGTTAATCCCTGTGTAGTAATAGATAACACATTATTAGAAGTCTGATCTAAAGTAGCTATTTCTATCCAAGCGTTGTTAGCCTCATTACGTAGCTTCAAGGTATTAGTATCTGTTTCATACCACCATTGGTTAGCATAGGTAGTTCCCGGTTCTGCATCACCGGATGAATTAGAAGCTAAAGCTACGAAAGCACTATTAAGGTCTGCCCTAGTAGCAGGGAATAGTTGGTTAGCAATGTTAAAGTCGTGCTGCGACATTACGTTAGTTCCTTTCCGTAGCCCTTAGCTACATAGTCTAAGGTTACAGGGTTTGTACTGACTGATGAACCCGTGAAGGTATTTATAGTAAAACCAGTTCGGCCCTTGTTTGTGATTGTATACCTGTCACCATCTGTTAGGTCAGCTAGGGATATTCCTACTGCTGGCACATTAGCAAAAGCGTTTGTAAAGGTTATATTATGGGTTCCTGTAAAAGTTATGTCAGAGTCAGACTCCACCCTATTAGGCATGTCTACTTGAACAGACAGTTCACTTATATGGGGGGAAGAAGTGGGGTTTGTTGAACTTAGTAGTGCCCTAAACTCAAAGGCTCTTGCGGTTATATCACTCACGGAGAATGATTGCCAATCAGTCCAAGTAGGTGTTCCAGATGGGTCATCCTCAGTGTGCCTTAATTCTAAGATAACAGATGTATCATCTGCATCAGACCCTACAGAATCAAATTCTCCTGTTGCAGATTCAAAAAGACCAGCCTGTAAATCGAAGGTATCAGCATTACTAAACCTACTAGAATCGAAACTGTAACCTAACCTACAAGTAGATTTAAAACCAAGATCAAGATTATTAGCAAAGTAATATATACCAGAGCTTTCAAAGCTAGTTATAGTGTCGAAGTTGTTAGGTCTATCATCAAAGTCTCCCGTAGCACTGTCAAAAAGCTCACTTATAAGGAGTAACTTGTTGTTAGACTCTTCTACACTTGCCTTAACTCCACTAAAAGAGGGGTGTTCTGTCAGTGTGGCTACAACATTCAACTCTTCCATACCAACACTGGTAATAACAAACTTGGCAGCATTAACTGAGGTATTAGACCCACTAGCGGTATCGTCTACGGCTTTTATAAAGTAAGTGCCCGGACCCGCATCTGACATAGATAAAGTACTACTACTTGAAGGTACTTCAGCTAAGGGGATAGAGGAATTATATAAAGCACCAGAAGTAGCCTTAGAATACTTAATAATGTAGTGAGCTAAGTCTAAGTCAGGTACTGGCGACCAGCTTAAAAATAGATTACCTCCAACAAGGTTGCCAGAGAAGTTAGTTACGTCTGCTGGTGGCGCACCCAAGGTTTCTACAGAGTAGTTACTTATAGTATTCCACTCACCGGGAACCCCAAGAGAGTTAGTAGCCCTAGCCCTTATATCGTAAAGGGTTTCTTCTATGGCAACAACCTCAACCCTTTCTGTACCTACAAAGGCACCCATAGTTGCTACGGAAGTGAAGTTGACTTCATTAAACTCCACTAAGGACTTTCTAATCTGTACCTCTGCTGTATCTAGGGTGTTGTCTGTGTTGTTAATATCAAGCAGCAGAACACCAAGGGTCTTACCTTTTACCCTCCTTAGTTCAGTACTAATATTTATGCCAAGGTTAGGTACTTCAAAAGGTGACAACAAAGTAGTATTATCTCTTTCGTAGACTATACCATCGTCTACCTCATCATACACAGATTCAGCAGTCTCTCTCAGGGTCATGTTGACTTGCAGATCAAGGCCATCTGTAAGACCAAACGACCAAGATAAAACTTGAAACTCTTTATTAGTCCAACCAAACCTAGTATTAGTAATCCTTACATTATCGCCAACCTGTAATCCTAAAGTTCTAAGGCCAAAGGCTGCGTTGATCGTAAGTTGTTGCCGGTTGCTCTCCAAGGTAATTCTAGCAATACGCCTAGCCTCAATACTGTTATCAGTAAAGGGTAGGTCTAAGTCAGCAACAGACTCCTGCCCACCATCTGCACTAACAAATGCTGAGTTAGTAACTTGAGGGTAGTCCGTAACCTGAAAGTTAGACTCTTCACCTCTGAAAGTACCTTTTACAACATTAAAGTTATCTCTACGAGAGTGACGAGTGCTTACATCTACACTAGAACGAAAATCATCCTCATCTAAGTCCATAACTGTGCTTGTCCAGTAAGCGGGTTTCATACGCCACTTACCTTGAGCATACCACAAAGATCCCCCCATACAAGTTAAGAGATCGCTTAACAAATCATAAGGTGTTAGTGCAGTAGTAAAAGCACCATTACAAGTATATCTTTTAGCTGCAGGACTACCTACAAGAGTATCACACACAGTAACAGCACTATTTACAAGGGTGTCATCAATGTTAGCAGCTTCCTCACTTAGACCGTAGCTTGATGTTAAGTAGTCACGTAAGCACAGGGCAGGATTATCTGACCATGCAGTTGTAGAGGTAGCGGGGTTATAGACTTTCTTACCTTTAACTTCTGCTGTAATATTGGGCATGCCATTGGGGAAGGCCTTAGCATCGTGTTCAAGACGAACATACATATAGGCTATACCTGATAACTTGTGTTCGGACGTCCAGTGTTGAGACTCTGCTACAAGGTCAGTGTCTGCTGCTTGAGTAGGAGAACCATTATGAGTTTTAATCCTAACTAGGTATTTTGTAGTTGTTGTATATGACCACTCATCGTTTCCATCTGGGCCAGTTGGCACCTTAGTTCTAGTCTGCGTAGTCTTAACGTACTTCGATGGGGCAGTTACATTACCACTACTGTCTAAGGTAACTAAATCATCATTAAGATATATCTTATCGAAAAGTTCAACTTCATGACCAGCTACAGCGATAACACGGTGAAAGAGTTTATTGTTAGTTCCTGTAGACTCATCGTATACTATAGCTCCACCAACACGCATCTTGCCATATATAATCTGATGGTCTAGTGCTGAACCCCTAGAGTTTACCTGATAGCCACGATTAGAGCCAGATACTTTAGGCTTAGGGGTAAGTGCGTTAAGTGCTAGGCCAAGGGCAAAATTCATGGCAAAGGCACTTGCTGAGAAAGCTAATCCAAATCCTGTATAGATAGAAAAGGTAACTGTTGTTGAACTTGCCAACGCTCCCAAGGCAACCATAGCCATAGTTATTTACCCCCAAGGTATTTAGAATATACACGTTCAACCATATTGAAATCTAGCCTCTCAAGTACTACATCAAACGGTTGATGCACCTTAGTATTAATTGCTAAAACAGAGACACCATCTTCTCTTAAACACTCTTCAGCAAACTTAATTAGCTTTATACCAGTAAAACCTTTACGGTAATCCTTGTGTAAGTATATTATGTCGTTAGCTGCAAATAGGTGGTCTTTATAATGAAGGTTGCTGTTTACAATAACTACGAAGTAACCCACCAATGTGCCTTTATTTCTGGCTGTAAATATCCGAAGATTTCCCCCCTGTTCTAACTCGTAGTAAGATTTCCAGTCAGGGTTTAACTTAATGTGTTCTTTGTTTAGTGCTACCTCATTCCAGTGTAACTCTAAAAGGTATTTAGAGTCATCTTCAACTTGGTTTAAAAACTCTTGCTGATACTTAATCACCCTTTACGACCCCACAGTGTCTCTTTATCCTGCATATCTTCTATAAAGTCTAAACCTAAATCTGTAGGGTATACAGACTTCTGGTAGCCTGATGTAAAACGGGCAACTCTAGCTCTTTCAAGATCAACTAACCTGTTCTCCACTAACAGTTCTATGGTTGATGTCTCAGCAGACTCAGATATATTCATCTGATCCATGTAACCAGAGAATATTGAGTTTAACTCAGTTGGTGCGCTAGTAGTACCGAAGTAGATATTAGCTACACGACCCTGATAAGGCTCACTGAGTGCTAAGGACAAGGCTGGGTCAGATACCCCACTGAGAGTTATGTTAGCCCCCTTTACGTCTAACTCAGAGGTCTCTTCAATGGTTGAAATGTTTAGTATGCTACCTACACCAGTGTACGTTACTGTGGGGGATATAGTAAGAGTGCCTTGCCCCGTCCACATACGAATAGTAGTGGTGTCAAAAATAAGTTCAACAGCAAAGAAAGGGTAAACCGTGTCTGCATTTATATTAGTGTCTGTCGTAGCTGTCAGGTCTCTTGAGCCATAGTTAGACATGGTGTTTCCTTATGTAATAACTTCTACAGCTTCAAAAGATATACCGTAGGCAGAAGCATTATTGATTGACCAAGAGGTTACATTCTCTAACAACCTAAAGACCCCTTTAGGGGAACTTAACACTGCTGTGGAACTTGTGTAGGCAGTTCTAAGTGAAGGCCATACCTGTATTGTACCGTCACCAGTTTGATCTAACAGCACTTGATAGAGTTTAGAAGTACCAGCGGAGCCTAGTTGTATGTAGTCACCAGCCTTAAGGGTACCTGTCATAACTACAGTAGCAGAGTCAGCACCAACCGTACCAGTTACTACACAAGAACTAACGTCACCTCTTGGTGTAGCATAGTCAGGATCACCTAATAGGAATGTTCCTTGTGAACCCTTAAGACCCACTAGCATAGCTTTCCACTCAGCAGCTAGATCACGTCTTGTTGATGGGATAGTAACTGAGGCTTCCCACCTTTGACCACCATGTACTACAGTCTGTTGTTTATACGTGAAGGGAGACTGAGAGGTAGCTACAGCATTAACTGCACGTAACTCAATACTTTCAATCCCTATAGTAGTTGGTGTACTTAGTGGGTACGTCAGTGCCATCTGTTATACTTCCTTTACCCGAAGGTTGCTTTCATTTGTCCACCACGGCGACGATCACTAATGATAGAACTCTTAGTCATTTGGGCTATCTGAGGTGCAGCCTGTGCAATGATTTTCTTAACGCTGTCGTCACCATTAGCTTGAAAGTTAAAGTTCTGATGAATGACAACGTCACCAGCACCACCTTCTGCCTGTACCCCTAACTTACCATTGGCACCACGCTTGAGTGGCATAATAGCTTCTGGGCCAGCCTCTCCCATTAGGCCAGTACGACCTCCTGACATACCAAAGTTAGTAGGAGAACTTACAACGCCGCCACTGGCAAAAGGTATTACGTTACCACCGTAAAAGGCACCACCCTCAGCAAAGGGTCTAGTCTGTGGTCTAACTGAACTTTGCATAGGTCCACTTACACTATTAGTACTTACACCACCAGCCAAGAACCCATCTATAGAACCACTGATCATACCTGTGATTTTTTTAACGACATAGATTTGATACAACTCAGCAATGATAGCCCTAGCCATATCTTTAAAGGCATCAGAGACACTCTTAGTACCGTCTACTATAGATGTAAGTGCATCGCCCATACTGTTAGCTATAGTGTCTGCTAAGTCTTTCTGTGCTTGTCTCTGTTCCTCAAATACCTTAGTTAATTCTTCCTGTTTAGCTACGTCCTCAGCTAAGGCACGAAGGTCTTCTTCTTTAGCTTTCTTATCAGCGTCCCTATTCTGGAACTGAAGTTGCATGAAGACTTCTTGTTCCTTACGAGATTGACCCTCTAATCCAAACAAAGCCTTACTTAACTCTATCTGTCTTTCCAGAGCCTTGATTGGGCCTTCCATAGTTGTTGGTTCTTTGCCTTTTGGTCCTGTTGGGGCTTTAGGTGGCTTGGCTTTAGCACCTGCAACTCTGCTTTCCCCGTATGCTTGATATGTCAATAACATCTGATATTCTGCGTCTGACATATTAACAAGACTAGCTGATATTTTTTCACTAACTTCTAATTGGCGCTTTTTCTCTTCTGTTATCTCTTTATTAGTTTCCAAGATGCCTTGTAGTTCATCATATTGCTCCATGAAATCTTGTATTTGGACTTCGTTTAAATCTTTTTCTTTAA